TCATATGCGGTCGCTTTCCTTGCGCACGACGCGGCCGAGCACCAGACAGGTATTGCCCTCGCAGCGTTTGCGGTGGTATTTGCGCTGGTCCGGATTGTCCGACGTCAGCCACCATTTGCCGGCGTCGCGCGCCAGGCGCTTCACGACGGCTTCGCCCTCGTAGTTGAAGGCGTACACCGCGCCGTCCACGAGTTTGGTATCGAGCGTGTTGATGATGACGATGTCGCCCGCGTACAGCGACGGCTCCATGCTCTCGCCCTTGACGAGGATGGCGATCAGGTGGTCGGGATGGTAGTTGTGCCGTTCGATCCACGTGCGGCGCATGCCGAGCGTGCCGCCGTCGCGGCGTTCCGGCTCCGTCTGGAAGCCCGTGATCCCGGCCGACAGCCGCAGCTTGACCATGCGGATCTGGACGAATTCCGCGTCGTCGTTGTCGAGCGAGCGTATCGGCATGCCGCCCTTGAGGCGGTGGAAGGGCGCCTGGCGCGGGTCGCCCTCGCCGGTCATCAGCCAGATGTGCGAGAAGCCGAGCTCGCGCTCGACGTTCAGCGCATAGCGGATATCCATCGACTTGATCTTCCCCGTCAGCCACTGGTTCACCACGCTTTTCGAGGCGCCCGAGGCCTTCACGAGACCGGTCTGGCCGCGCTCGCCTTCCAGTTGCGGCGTCGTGTTGTAGATGTAGTCGAGGCGGTCGGATAAGAGGTTCATGTTAAGTATTCTAAACTTTTTAGGGTTTAGTGTTCTTGACGTTGATCAGTTTAGAGTTCTATACTCTACGTCAAATGCTAAACCTTTGGAAGGGTTTTATGGGAGATACGCACGACCGGCGTACGCGCCACGCCACGGACCCGCTGGAAGCGGCGATCGTGACGCTGCTCGGGGCAGGACCGCGCCAGGCCGACCAGCTTGCGCACGACGCCGGCTATTCGCTGGCGGCGACTCGCCTGCGCCTGGAGCGGCTGCTGGAACGGGGCTGCGTCCATCGCGCCAAGGTCAACCTGGGCCAGCCGCGCTGGCAGTACCTGTGGCATGCCGGACCGGCACCCGAAGCGGTGTCGCCGCAAGCGGCGGAGGCGGACACCGGGGACGACCTGCTCGCCCCCGTGCAGACGACGGTGCGCAGCTACCCGCGCGTCGGCCGGCGCGATCCGCTGGTGGCCGCCCTGTTCGGGGCGGCGGACAAACGATAACGACAAGACGCAACGTCCCGGCGTCGTGCTGGCGGAGGGCCGGCATGGCCGGGATATCAAGGAGGAAGTGATGGGGTTTGCAGACCGCTATATCCGGGCGCTGGGCGCGCCGAATCTGACGAACGACGGCCGGCACCACCATGCCGATCCATTGATGGCGGCGGCATTCGCGGCTGCCGAATCGACGGGCGACATCGGCTTGCTGCTGTACCGCGTGAAGTATGCGGATCGCCTGAGCGCGCAGGCATTCGAAGGCAATACCGGCAATCTGGCGCAGTTGCTGCGCCTGTGGACGGCGCAGGTCACCAGGCGTGGCCGCGCGCGCCGCTGGGTGCCGGAAAACACCGCGTGGGATGCGCAGGCCGCGCACAAGCTGTATCGCACCGTCGCCGAACATTCGCTCGCCTACTGGCTCGACAGCACCTGCAAGGCCTGCGCCGGTACCGGCCAGGCGCACGCCGGGGCCTGCGCGGAATGCGGCGGCAAGGGCGAGGCGCCGATCGCCTGCCCCGGCGGCTTCGTGCGCGAGCGCGTCAAGGACATGGTGAGCGAACTGCATGACATCGCGGCCACCCAGGCACGCCTGGCCAACCGCCGCCTGCGCAGCCGCTAGGCGCCGCGGTATCCGGCCTGGAAAATATTTCGTGTTTTAGGCTGATACTGTATAAAAACACAGTAGTTCTGTTTATACTTCTACCTACATTCTTTCGGCACCCGTAATGCGCGGCACCCCCGCCACCGATAGCCGAAACACGCGACAGACCACGACAGCTGCGACGCTGTCCATCCATCGACAGCCCGGACCCGTTCCGGGCTTTTTTTTACCTCGAACGAAAGGAAGCCATGTCCACCCTCATCATCCGCGCGCTGCTGGCCGGTGCGGCCGACCTGGGTGTGCCGGACAGCCAGATCCTGTCCGGCGCACCGCAGGCGACGCCGGCGGCATTGCCCGCGCTGTATGTCGCAGAACTGGACTGCGTGCCCGAGCCGGGCGCCGGTACACGCGGCGACGCTGCGCTCGTTACGGCGCGCGTGCAGGTGACGGCCGTCAGCACCGGCTACGACCAGACCAAGACGCTGCTCGCGTCGGTGCGCCGCGCCTGCAATCTGCAGAGCGGCCGGATCGCCGGCCTGGACGTCGTGAGCGTGGTACGCGAGCAGACCGGCCCGGACGTCACCGACGATGCCGGCGCGTTCCGCCAGTCGCTCGATTTCGGCGTCACGTACTACGAAGCAGATTGATTCATCAAGTTCGTCAACCAGCCCGCACAGCATGCGCTTGCGGGCTTTTTTTATGTCCTAAAGGAGAAACATGGGAACCGCAAGCGGAGTATTCAAGCAGGTCATTTACAAGCCCGAGACCACCTATGGCGTACTGCCGGCGCAATCCGCCGCCCAGGCGCTGCGCCGCGTGACCTCGTCGCTGAACCTGTCCAAGGACACGTACCAGAGCAACGAGATCCGCACCGATTTCCAGGTCGCGGATTTCCGTCACGGCCTGCGCAAGGTCGGCGGCACGATCGCCGGCGAACTGTCGGCCAAGACCTACGCCGACTTCATCGCCGCCGCGCTGAAGAAGGATTTCGCGGCCGGCGCGGCGATCGCCGGCGCCTCGATCACCGTCGGCGGCACGGCCGGGGCCTGGACCCTCACCCGTGCGGCCGGCTCGTTCCTGGCCGACGGCGTGAAGATCGGCGACGTCGTGCGCCTGACCGCGGGGGCGTTCAATGCCGCGAACCTCGGCAAGAACATCCTCGTCACCGGCGTCACCGCGACCGTGCTGACCGGCCGCACGCTGAACGGCAGCGCGCTCGTCGCCGAAGGGCCGATCGCCAGCGCGACCGTCACCGCGATCGGCAAGAAGACGATGGTGCCGCAGTCCGGCCACACCGACAAGTCGTTCTCGATCGAGCACTGGTTCCCGGACGTCCCGGCCGGCGAAGTGTTCAGCGGCTGCAAGGTGTCGAAGGTGTCGCTGTCGATGCCGGCCACCGGCATGTCGACGATCTCGCTGGAATTCGCCGGCAAGGATGCGACCGCGGGTGCCGCGCAGTACTTCACGAGCCCGACGCCGGTCACGGTGACCGGCACGATGGCGGCGGTGAACGGTGTGGTGTCGGTGGGCGGCGTGTCCGGCGGCACGATCACGAGCATGAGCATCGACATCGCCTGCGGCCAGTCCGGCGAGCCGGGCATCGGCGCGAACGTGGCCGACCAGGTCGCGTCGGGCCGCGTCGTCGTGACCGGCCAGCTGACGGCCAAGTTCGATTCGACCGTCCTGCGCGACGCCTTCTACAACGAGTCCGAGATCTCGGCCTATGCCGTGTTCACGGCCGATAACTCGGCCGGCGCGGACTTCGTCGCCTTCAGCATCGGCCGCCTCAAGCTGAGCGACGCGGCCAAGGACGACGGCGAGAAGATCCTGATCCAGACCATCCCGTTCCAGGCCCTCCTGAACGTGAACGGCGGTGCGAACGCGCCGACCGACCTCACGACCATCGCCGTGCAGGACAGCGCACTGTAATCCGCGCCCCGGCCGGTACCGGCCGCCGTCGCCCGCGCGGGCGCGGCGGCCGGCCCGGCCATCCTTATTTTTATTTTTCCGTGAAAGAGAAACCATGAACGCACAACCGTCCCCGTTGCTGAACAAGCTCGTCGCCAACCTCGACATCGACGCCTTCGACGACGTCCCGAGCGGCAAGCTGGTGCTGCAGAACCCGAAGACCAAGGAGCCGACCACGACCTGGATCGAGCTGGCCAGCCCGGAACACGAATCGCGCAAGCGCATCGACCTGGCGCGCACGCGCAAGCTGCGCGCCGAGTTCGCGGCGACCGGCAAGATGCCCGCCTCCGACCCGCTCGAGGACCACGAGGACGAAACCGAATACCTGGTGGCCGCCTGCCTGGGCTGGAACGTCGCCCGCGCCGGCCAGCCCCTCGACTGCACGCCGGCCAACGTGCGCGCGCTGCTGACCGATCCGAAGAAGCAGTGGATCCGCCAGCAGGTCCGCACCGGCATCAACAAGACCGAGCTTTTTATCGCCGACTCCGCGAAAGCCTAGCGGAGTGCTGCCGCGCCGAGTACGAGCTCGCCGCGCGGCAGGGTGACGGCGCGCCGCTGCGCGCGCACCTGCAGCGCGTCGCGCAGAGCACGGGCGACGTCGACCCGCGCCTGCACGTGGCCTGGCCGCGCCTGGGACGCCCCGTCTGGGACGCGTTCCGGCGCATGGGCCGGTCGATGACGGTCAACGGTCCGGGGCCGGTCACGCCGCAGGACATCCTTGCGTATCAGGCCCTGCATCGCGTCGAGTTCAGCGCGTGGGAGCTGGACGTGATCGAGGTGTTCGATGCGATTGCGCTGGAGGCGATGCACAAGGGTGAGTGAGCCGCCGGTTCCCGGTGGCCCGACGTCGTGTGGCGACAAGGCGGGGTATCCATTTTTTATTCAGGCCACCTTGCGGGTGGCTTTTTCGTTAGGAGAAAGCATGACTACAAGCGACTCGGAAACGGGCTTTCTCGCGTCGATAAAACCGCTGACCGAAATGACGGAGGCGGTCGAGAAACTGGGCAAGGCGTTCGAGGCGCTTTCCAAACTCTTTGATGCCCAGCGCTCATTCGACACGCTGAGAACACAACTCAAGGTTGTGACAGGATCGGTCGGCGATGCGGCTCTGGCATTCAAGGGCCTGCAGGCGTTGGCCGCGGTCACGCCGTTCAATGTGGAGGAAACCACCAAGGCATTCGTCAAGCTGAAGACGGCCGGGCTGGACCCATCCGAAAAGGCGTTGCGGGCGTATGGCAATACGGCGACGGGCCTCGGCGAGAGTTTGGACAAGGTGGTCGACGCGGTCGCCGACGCCGCGAAAGGCAATTTCGAAGAGCTCGAGAAACTCGGTATCAGCGCCGAGAAGAACGGTGGTCGCGTGTCGTTGACGTTCCAGGGCGCGACGGCCACCATCGGCAACAATGCCAAGGAAATCGAAGCCTATTTGCAAACGCTGGGGCAGACCAAGTTCGGCGATGCCATGGCGATCCAGAGCGCGACGCTCGACGGCGCGATCGGCAATCTCAAGGATGCCTGGAATGCGTTTACGCTGAGCCTGTCGCAAGCGGGGCTCGGCGAGGTCGCACGGGACGGGATCGAGGCCGTAACGGGCGCACTGAAAGCATTCAGCGAACAGGCGGATGCCATCGTATCCGGCTTGAAAATCGCAGCCGAAATCGGCGCCGCGTATTTCGCGGTATTCGTCGCGGGACCGGCGATCGTCGCGGCCGTCACGACGGCGTTTGCCGCTCTCGAACAGGAAGTCCTGCTCGTTCGCCTGGCGATGGCGATTGGCGCGAGCACCACCGATCTGCTGACAAACAGCTTCGGCGGCATGAGCGTATCCGCAAGGCTGGCGGAAGGCTCGCTGACGAAAGTCCGGCTTGCGGGAAGCGTGATGATGGCAGCCTTCGCCGGATGGGAGATCGGCAGCTGGCTGTACGACAACTTCGTCGAAGCGCGCCTGGCGGGGTTGGCGTTCGTCGAGGTCATGCTGACTGGCTGGGAGCATCTCAAGTACGGCGCCGAAATGGCATGGGAGTACATCAGCTCCGCCTGGAATAATCGCATCGCCGAAATGCGGACGGCGCTGGCCGGTTTTCTCGCGGGTGCGGGCAAGGGATTTTCCCTGCTCGGTGCGACGGATACCGCATCGTCTCTCGATACCTATGCGGCCAAATTGCGCGCGGCGGCCGCCGAGCAAAAGTCGTTCACCGAACGTACCCAGGATATCAAGAAAGCCCATCAGGAAGCAGTGGCTGCGATTCATAAGAGTTTCGATGAGCTTGCACAGGGCGAAATAGCGGCAAGCCAAGCCGCCGAGAAGGCAAAGAAGAAGGTCACCTCGGATCACTTGGGAAACTCGGCCGCCAAGACCTCAACCAGGAGCAACGTCGACGTGGAGCGCGACGACGAAGCAAAGCGCACCGCCGAACTTCTGGGTGTGAACGGCGACTATATCCAACAGTTGAGCCTGCTCGAGAAGATGCGCACGACGAGGAATCTCAGCGACGCCGAGTACGTCAAGTTGGTCGAGGAGCTGATTGGCAAGCAACCCGCGGCGAAAAAAGCCATGGAGGAGAGCGCGCAGGCCAAGGAGGCGGAAAACAAGGCCACCACCGACGCCGGGGCGGCGGCGAAGCGGGATATTGACGCCATCGATGCGCAGACGCAGGCACTGAACACGAAAATCAAGAGCTACGGGATGGTGCCGGCCGCAATCACCGACATGCAAATCGCCGAGCTCGAAGCGTCCAGGCAATCGTCGACGCTGTCGGACCTGGAGCGTGATGCCATCCAGCGCAAGATCGACGCCTTGAAATCGTTACACGAAGCGCAGGACAAACTGGCGGGCAAGGACGCGGCGGCCGAGTCGACGAAACAGGCCGGAGAAGCCGCCAAGAAGGCGGAAGAGGAATGGAAACACACTGCTGAGTCGATCCAGAAATCGCTGACCGATGCGATGATGCGCGGTTTCGAGAGCGGCAAGTCAATGGCGAAGGAGCTTGGCGCCGCGCTCAAGAAAATCTTCGACGAGCTGGTCGTGCAGCGCGCGATCAATGCTGCGATGACCCCGATTTCACAGGGGATGACTTCACTCCTCGGCGGCGGCGCCGCAGCGGATGGGGCGGGAAGCGCGGCAAGCAGCGGAATCGGCAGCGGGATAAGTTCGCTCGTCGGGGCGAGCGGTATCGCGAGCAGCTTTGGCAGTTATCTTGCGACCGGCTTCATGAACAGCATTGCCGGCACCGGCATGAGCGCCGGCTTGAGCGCGGCTGGCGCCATGATTGCCAACGGCGCGTGGGCGCAAGGCATCGGCATGGCAGCCGGCGCGCTCGGACCTATCGCACTTGGGGCTGCCGCAGTCTATATGCTTGCGAAATCGATCGACCATTCGGGCACACCGCATACCGGCGGGGCGGCATCGTCGTCTGGCGGTACGACCAGCATCATCCAGGCGGAATCGCTGCACTTTGAAAAGACGGCGATATCGACCGATACCGAAAAGTTTGTCTCCAGCGTGGCTGCGAGCGTCGCATCAATGCTCGACAGTACAGCAACGGCATTCGGTGGAAAAGCCGGCTATGCGGTGGCAACTGCGTTTGCTGACGACTCCTCCAAGGATGGCGCCTGGGGTGGCCTGAGCGTCAGCAAGGGAGGGCAAAAAATCCTCGATTGGCAGGATACGAGAACGTCGCGCTGGGCCCCGAAAGAATTCGCGGACGGGGAGGCAGGGCAAAAGCAATACCTGGCCGACATCAGCAAGTCGGTGCGCTACGCCCTGGACCAGATCGGCTTGCCCGGATGGGCGGGCAAGATGCTCGACGCGCTCGGTGATGCGCCGTCACTTGATGATATGGGCAAGACCGTCGACATGATCAACAAGACGGAAAGCGCCCTGAAAGTGATGGGAGAGCACCTGGTTGGATTCGGTGCAATGAGCGACGAAGCCGTGTCGGCATTGATGACGGCAGCGGGAGGTATCGATGCGCTTGCCAATAGCGCAGGCGCGTATTACGACGCGTTCTACAGCGACGGTGAAAAATCTGCATTGATGAGCCAGCAGGTTGCCGATGTCTTGCAGAAGGTCGGCCTGGCGATGCCGGCAAGCCGCGACGAGTTCCGTGCGATGGTCGAGGCGCAACTGAAGCTCGGTGCCGCCGGCGCGCCCGCGGCCGCAGCTTTGTTCGGTGTGGCCAATGCCTTCGCCCAGATCCATCCCGCCACCGAATCCGCCACGGACAGCATCGCCTCCGCACGCGCCGCGCTGACGACGGCCTACCAGACCGAGTCCGACGCGATCAAGGCGACGACCGACCGCATGTCGAACTTCGCGGCAAGCCTGCGCAAGCTGCACGACGGCGCGCTGCTGGGCAACCTGTCCACGCTCACGCCGCAGCAGAAGTACCTGGAGGCGAAAGCCCAGTACGAGAAGACGCTGAGCGGGGCGCGGGCCGGCGACGCCGACGCCCAGGGCCAGTACCAGGATGCGTACAACGCGTTCCTGAGCGCGTCGCAAGCGGTCAACGCGTCGGGTGCGCAGTACCAGCGCGACTTCGCCTATGCGCAGGCCGCGACGGAGGACGCGATCAAATGGGCCGAGCAGCAGGTCGACGTCGGCAAGGCGAGCCTGGACGCGCTGAACCGGCAGGTCGCCGGCCTGGTCGACGTCAAGAAGGAAGTCACGTCGGTCGGGCAGGCGATCAGGGACCTGGCCAGCGTCATGGGCCCGGCGGGTACGGGCACGGTGGCGGCGTCGCAGGACAGCGCGATCACGGCGCTCTACCAGTCGATGCTGCATCGTGCCCCCGACGCGGCGGGCCTGAAGTTCTGGGAGCAGGCGATGGCGGCCGGCAGTTCGATCGCGGACATCGCGCAGGCGATCGGCCGCAGTGCCGAATACCAGGACGCGAGCGCGGGGCACGGGACGATGTCCGGGAACCGCGCCGACGTCCAGGTGCGGGACACGGCGGCCTATCTGGCGCCGGCCGCGCCGCTCGACTACGGCGCGCTGGGCACGTCGAACATGAACGCGCTGGTCGGCGAGATCAAGGCGCTGCGCACCGACAACCAGTCGCTGCGCGACGAAGTGCGCGGCCTGCGCGGCGATGCCGAGCGCCAGACCGGGGACCTGATGGCGGCCAATGCGGCCGTCTCGGACAACTCGGCCGGCAAGATCGTCGAGGCGACCGCCAGGGCGGCGCTCGTCGCCGCACAAACACGTGAAACGAGGGTAATGCCAACATGACCGATGACCAATTCGTGGCGTGGCTGAAGCATCCGGCCGCGCGCCGCGTGGTGCTGATCGAGGCGGTGGCGCAAGTCGCCGGCGTCGAGACCACGCTTTACATGGCAACGAAGCCATACAACACGGCGCCGGACGACGTCCCGGCGAATATCCACTACCGGCCGATCGCGCAGGTCGGCGTGCTGTTCACCGAGCAGCTGTCGCTCGAGGGCGACGGCGCGCTGTCGGCCGGCGACATCGAGATCGGCAACGTCGCCGGCGAGCGCGACGACTGGGCCTCGTACGTCTGGACCAACCGCCCGCTCCAGGCCTGGATCGGCGACGCACGCTGGGCCCGCGCCGACTTCCGCATGATCTTCAACGGCATCGTCGCGGACATCGCGCCGCGCGGCGCCGACAAGCTGGCGCTGCGCCTGCGCGACAAGCTGCAGCGCCTGAACACGCCGATCACGGAAGCGAAGCTGGGCGGCGCCACGCAGAACGCCGACGCCTTGCTGCCGGTGGCATTCGGCGAAGTGCACAACGTGACGCCGCTGCTCGCCGACCCCGGCACGCTGACCTACCAGGTGCACGCGGGACCGGTGGAAAGCATCTTCGAAGTGCGCGACAACGGCGTGCCGGTGTCGGTCAGCGTCGACAACGCGGCCGGCAGGTTCACGCTGAACCAGGCGTCCGTCGGCGCGATCACGGCATCCGTGCAGGGCGACAAGCCGGGCGTCTACGCGAATACGGTGGCGCAGCTCGTGCAGCGCCTCGCGACCGGCTACGGCAAGGCGGGCGACCGCTTCACCGCGGCCGATCTCGACGCGGCGAACCTGGCCGCATTCGACGCCGCCCATCCGCAACCGGTGGGGCTGTACGCGCCGGACCGGGTCAACATCCTGACCGCGTGCCAGGACCTGGCGGGCAGCGTCGGCGCCCAGCTGGTGATGTCGCGCCTGGGGCAGCTGCGCCTGATCCAGGTGGCGCTCCCTGCGCCCGGTCCGGCCTTCGCGATCGGACCGCAGCACATGGCCGAGGGCACGCTGGCGCCGACGGCGCGCACCGACGTGGCGGGCGCCGTGAAGCTCGGCTTCGACAAGAACTGGACCGTGCAGGAAGGCCTCGTGACCAGTATCCCGGAAGAGCACAAGACGCTGTTCGCGACGGAGTGGCTGACCAGCACGCGGAGCGATGCGGGCGTGCTGGCCACCTATCGTCTCGACGCCGAGCCGGTGCAGCAGGACACGATGCTGCTGCGCCGCGTCGATGCCGATGCCGAGGGCGGGCGCCGCCTCGGCCTGTGGAAGATGCCGCGCATGGTCTACGAGTTCGAAGGGATGCCGGAACTGCTGCAGCTCGAGCTGGGGCAGGCGGTGACGCTGCAGCATCCGCGTTACGGGATGCGGGAGGGCGTCGGCGGCATGGTGATGTCGCTGGCGCCGGACTGGGGTACGGGGCGCGTCAAGGTGGGGGTGCTGGTATGAGTGCGATCGTGAATGATCGGGATGTGCTGCTGGCGGGTGCCGGCGCCCGCTTTTACCCTGCGGCGGATCGTGCTGTATTGCTCGGCGCCAGCGCGAGCTCGTTCCGTATCCCTGCCGGCGGCGGCGGATCGCCGGCGGCCATTACGTTGTCGGCGGTCGTCCTGAACATGACCGGGAACGTCGACTGGGCCGTGAACCCGGCGACGGTAATGACCATCTCCGGCAACGAGGCCGTGCTTAAGTTGTCGGACATGCCCGTCGACTCCGTTGTCGTCACCGCGAGTATGACCCGCGATGGCGTAACGTACGAAGCCAGGCAGACGATCTTCAAGACCTACGATGGCACACAGGGCTTGCCGGGCACGTCCACTGGGATCGCCCAGGCCTATAAGCGCGCCACGACCGTGCCGACCGACAATCCGGGCGTCGTCACCTTCACGTTCTCGCAAGGCCGCATCACGACGCCGGGCACGGACGCGCTGGCGAACGGCTGGACAAAGTCGATCCCGGCAGGCGCGGACCCGCTGTATGTGTGCGTTTGCTCGGCAAGCGGAACCGCCGACAACGACACGATTGCGGCGAACGAGTGGGCGGCGCCGGTGCTGCTCGCCCAGAGCGGGAATAACGGGATCAACGCTGCAACGGTGTTCCTGTACCGCAGGACCGCCACCAATGTCGCGCCGTTGAAGCCGAGCGTCCCTGTTACGTACACGTTCGCCACCAGCGCAGCGACGGGCATGGACGGCGGCTGGGCGCAAAGCGTACCGACAGACTCGGGCGGCGGCTATCTGTGGGTCACGACCGCGACGGCGGCAGCGGGCGGGACGAGCGACACGATTGCTGCGACGGAATGGGCCGCCGTCCAGTTGATGGCAAAGAACGGCGATGTCGGCGTATCCAACGCCGTCGTGTATGCCTACAAGCGCGCGGCGGCGGCGCCGGCCGATAACCCGGGCGCCGTCACCTATTCGTTCGCCGCGGCCGTCATCACCAACGCTACGCTTGCCAATGGCTGGTCCAAGACGATGCCAGTCGGTACGGATCCTCTGTACGTCGCCGCAGCGTCCGCGAGCAGTACGACCGCCACGGACGACATCGCCGCGAGCGAGTGGGCGGCTCCGGTGCTGCTTGCCCAGAGCGGCAACAACGGTATCAATGGCCTGAACACGGCCACTGTGTACCTGTATCGCAGGACCACCACCAACGTGGCCCCGGCGAAGCCTACCGCTACCGTGACGTATGTGTTTGCCACCAGCGTTGCGTCGGGCATGGACGGCGGCTGGACGCAGAACGTGCCTGCCGATTCCAGTGGCGGCTATCTCTGGGTCACGACCGCGACCGCAGCAGCCAATACGGCAACCGATGTCATCGCCGCGAGCGAGTGGGCTGTCGTACAACTGATGGCGAAGAACGGCAACGACGGCTTTGGCACCGACGGCCAGCGTGGCACTGTCGATGTGGTGGTCACGGCGAACTACTGGCCGGCGGACACGAACACGGCGAACTCACTGTTTTACTCGTCCGGTTACACATCGGGTCCATACAATCGCGACCGCATGACGCTTACCAATGGCAGCTACTTCAGCGAAACGCGCTTCTACGACAACGGAACCTGGAAGACGATTGCGGCCTGGATCAACGGCAACATGGTGGTGAGCGGCACGCTATCAGCCGACGTTCTGAGTGGTGGCACGATTAATGGCGTCACCGTGCACCTTGGACCAAACGGCGAGTTCCAGGTAAACAGTGCTGGCCTTGTCAGTTCTGTCAACACCCTCCTGAGCGTTGCAACGGTCGGCAATCTGTATGACGGGAACCGTGCAGCCTTGACGATCGGTACCGTCAGCCTGAGCACTGCGCCGGCTCTGCTACTTCAAGCGGGGGCCAAGAGCAATGCAGTGAACATAACGAGCGGTGCGAACGGAATCGTGCAGAGCGGCGGCGGCCCGAACTATCTGTTCACCACCAGTCCCTCGAACGACAACGCATATAGCCTCGGCGCGTCCGGCACGGACAACTACCGTTGGACTACCGTGTATTCGATGACCGGCGTAATCACGTCGTCGGATTCGCGCAATAAGGTCGACATCATACCAACCGAGCTGGGCCTTGATTTCATCAACGCACTGCGCCCCGTGTCGTATCGGCTGAAGGTCGGCCACAACGCGGTGACCACCTACGAGATGGAAGGCGCGGACGAGGACGGCACACCGCTGAAGCCGCAGGTCGACGTGGTTCCGCAGTCGGGCGTGCGACGCCACTACGGCCTGATCGCGCAGGAAGTCCGTGAAGCCTTGCTTGCGCATGGCGTGGACAACGCGGCCCTTTGGACGCTCAGTGATATCGACAACGAGGATTCGCAACAGGCTTTGCGTTACGAGGAATTGATCTCGCCGCTGATCCGCGCGGTCCAGGAACTGTCCACACGACTCGGACTGCAGGAGCAGGCGATCAAACAACTGAAGGGGGACTAATGCCAAATCTTCGCATCATCTACGACAACGCCGCCGACCGCGCGTCGATCGCGGCGTCGTCCTCGGCCGGTGCCATGACGCCGGATCGCCTGCTTGCCGACATCAAGTCCGACGTCTGGCGCAGCACCGGCACGACGGCCACGATCACGGCCACGTGGCCGGTGGCCGAGGCCATCGGCGGCGTCGTGCTGCCGTTCTGTAACCTGACCCCAAGGGCGACCTTACGCGTGCGCGGCTATGCCAGGGCCGGCGACGCCGTGCCGCTGTTCGACACCGGTGCCGTCGAAGCCTGTCCCGCGCCAGTGCTGGGCCTGTGGGACTGGGGCTCCGTTCCGCTCGGCAGCAACGCCTATACCAACGGCGGCGGCACCTATGCCCGCGCGTGGGTGCCGACCCCAGGCATGGTCGAAAAACTCGTACTCGACATCGCCGACGACACGAACCCGGCCGGCTGCATCGAGGCCGCGCGCCTCGTGTGCGGGGTCTACTGGGAGCCGAGCATCAACGCCGAATTCGGCGCGCCCGTGCAGGCCGTGGACACCAGCAAGCACGTCCGCACGGACGCCGGCGACCTCGTCACCGACGTCGGCACGCGGCACAAGACGCAGTCGGTCAGCCTGGCATCCCTGAGCCCGGTCGACCGCGCCACGCTGTGGAGCATCGTGTGGGGCAACGGGATGTGCCGCCCGCTCTTCTTCAGCCTGTATCCGGACAGCGACGACGCGCGCCTTGAGCAGACACACCAGCTGTACGGAAAGCTGTCGAACACGGCGGTGATGACCACGCCGCTGTTCCAGCAATACGCAACTTCACTTGATATCGAGGAGATTTGATGAGCAATCGTTTTTATTACGGGATGCCGGGTACCCAGGCATTCCAGGCCATGAATGCGCTGGACGACGACGTCCAGGTCAAGAGCGCCGCGGCGACGACCGCGGCCCAGGCCGCCGCAAGCAGCGCGGCACAGGCGGGCAGCGCACGCGACGCGGCGCTCGCAGCCTGGCTGGCGTCGACGGCGCCGAACGAGCAGCTGGCGGCGCTGAGCAAGCAATTTCATTCGGACACTGTCGTCGATGTCTTCCTGTACGACACCAGCGGCGACAGCGACGGCGGGGCATGGCGCAAGCGGTGCAAGCATACGAGCTGGGAGAACGAGGCGCTTCAGTCCGGCAAGTGGCTCGGTCAATTTGCAAGCGTGCCGGCTGCTGTTGCTTTCGGTGGCCGGACGTTCGACTACTTCCAGAACACGACAGACGGTCTGTTCTACCAGATCCAGTCGGATACGGCCGGACAACGGGTCTCCCGCGGCAACACGCGTGAATTTCCAGCGGTGGGACTCATCGTGGTGGAGGCGCAGCGCCTGGTCATTTACGACGCCACTCATCCGGAACTACCCATGTGGATGGCGTTTAGCGGTGACGTGGGGGCTGCCTTGTTGTATGGCCCGGCCACGCTGACCAGCGCGGCGATGCGCGATGGCCTGCTGCTGGTCGGGAATGCCAACGACACGTTTGCCGGCCTGGTCGCCGTCAACTTCGTCAGCGAAGGCTGCAACGTCTTCCGTGCAAATGGACGCAACCAGTTCAAGGGCACGATCGCCCAACGTAACAATTCGGCCGACTTCCTGTATGGCCTGAACGGCCCGGCCCTGGTCAACCACAAGGTCAACGACGTCGCGATGACCGTGCTGGCCGATGCGCCGATTGATCCTTCGACCGGCATGCCGACTGCGACTGTCGCGATCGCAACGCAGGGCGGCGTCAGCGTTATTCGGCAGGACGGCACCGTAGCCAACATCACGAACGGATCGAACGATTCTGTCGACAAGATCGGGTTCGGTTCAGACGATACAATGTGGGTCGGGCAGAGCAACAATGCGACATGGGGCAGTGTTTCGGTAGGTTCGATCCCGCCGACCAGCACGTCGCTCAATAGCTGGCGGACAAAGCAATATTACCCAACGGCGACGCCCGCAACACTCGGATATTTGCTTAACGCGCTGGTTCCCTCTCGCGCGTCAGGTTCTGGCGACGGCGTTACTTTGTATCGGGACAATCCTTGTTCGCCTGCGAAAGGCATGGTGGCGTACATCGCGAACACCTACACCAGCGGCTGGCAGGTGGGCGACTCGCGTGGCGCCTGGCTTGCGGATACGGTGTCCGAGACACTGATCGGCGCCGAGCTTGTCACCAACGGGAACTTTGATTCAGATATTACTGGCTGGACCAAGGAAGCAACAGCTGTTGTCAACGTCGTGAGTGGGCAAGTTAACGCCACCACGGGAGCATCGTCCAACCTGATTTTTTTCCAAACTATCCCAACTGTTATTGGGAAACGCTACACGGTAACCGTTAAAAGACTCAGCGGGACCGTCGGTGTGTATATCGGCGAGTCCGGCCCGGGATCTGCTGAAATATCCGGAACAAACGTATTTAGCAGCAATTCGAACCTTAGTTGCGTATTTACGGCGACATCAGCAATCACGGTTCTTTCGATAATGGCGGCATCATCCAATTCCGCCGTATCATTTGACGCAATCAGCGCAAAGCTCGCCGACCCTGATCGCAGTGTCAAGGGAGTGGCACTGGCCATCAACGGCAGCATCACGAAGGCTGCCGTGGCCCCCGGTGCCCAACTGGTCGGTTACTCCGGCTTCTCGACGGCGAACTACCTGGAGCAGTCATACAACAGCGCGATCGATTTCGGGTCCAGCGACTTCAGCATCATGGGCTGGGCCTCTCACAGTAATTCGGCCCAGATGCTTCTCGCTCTGGAAAATGCGACATCCGGTAATGGCCTGATCCTGACGCCTAACGCGTCCGGAACCGGTCTGCTGGAACTCTATACAGGGCGCGGCGGCAGCAACAAGCGTTATGGCGTTGGCGCCATTCCCACTGATGGAAGCTGGTATTTCTTCTGCGTCTATCGCAAGTCTGGAACGTGGTATGGCTACGTGAACGGCGGTGCACAGGTCAGTGGTGGCGTCGACACCTACATGCCGCTGGCAACCGGCAATGTCCTGCGCGTTGGTAACAGCCAAGGGACCATTCTCGGCAATTCCTACAGCGGAAAGGCCGCGATGCTGCGAATCGCCGCTGCGCTGCCGTCGGACGACCAGATCGCCCAAATCTATCGCGACGAACTTCCGTTATTCCAGCCTGGTGCCCAGTGTACTGTCGACGGCACCAGTACGGCTTGCACCGCCTTGGCATACGACCGCACCATCGACACGCTGCACGTCGGCACGAGCTGGGGTCGTTCGTCCTTCCATGGCCTGCAACGTGTGGACAGCGCCGCGACACCGGTCGGTGCCGTGACCGCCTTGTCGGCTGCCTCGGGCGCACACATCACAGGCGGCATCGGCGGGGCGCGCTACCAGCAGCCGGCGCTCGTGCTGCGCGACGAACTGCGCCGCAACGACGTGCGCGGCCTGGGCGCGCGCGACGTCGTTCCGTTCGACTTCGACTCCACTGCCGGCACGACCGACTTCACGCTGCCACCCGGCTGGAGCGTCAGGGACGTGCTCGTCGCCGGCGTCGTGAAACGCGTGGGCGCCACGAAGGATTACGTCGTGAGTTTCGACGGGTATCGCGACACCGTCAGGTTCGCCGTTTCGCCCGGCGCGGCCTGGGTCCAGGTCATGGCCAGCCGGAGCGATCCAGGCTGATCTGATCGAGTGCATCAACCGCAGCCCGCTTCGGCGGGCCTTTTTTCGTCGATCCGAGAGGTACTCTATGAGCAAACCGAGCACTTTGGAGGTGATGAGCTACGCCGGCGGCATGACGTCGATCGGCGCCTCGCTCACGCTGACCGAACTGGGTGTCCTGGTCGGCATCGTGACGGCCTTGCTGACCTTCGTCATCAACGCCATCTATGTGTACCGGCGCGACCGCCGCGAGCAGCGCGAGAGCGATGCCGCGCTGGCGCATATGGGCAATTCTCCGTGGGAGGATTACTCATGACGCGCCGTATTCCCGGCCCCGGCCTGGCCGCTCTCGTGGGGGCGACGGCCGCCGCCGCGCTGGTCGCGTTCACGCCGACGCAGGAGGGGCGCGTCCTGACCACGTACCGCGATCTCGGCGGCGTGCTGACCTATTGCGACGGCGCGACCGGGCACGCGACGTGGGGGCGGACGTACACGCCGGCCGAGTGCGATGCCCAGCTGGCACGCGACCTCGAGCGTCACGCGGCCGGCGTCCTGGCGTGCGTCCACGTTCCCTTGACGGACGGCCAGAAGACGGCGTTCGTCGATGCCGCCTACAACATCGGTGTCGCCGCATTCTGCCGCTCCAGCATGGCGCGACGGGCGAATGCCGGCGACATGGCCGGCGCCTGCGACGCGCTGCTGTTGTGGAACAAGGTCGATGGCCGCGAAGTGGCTGGCCTGACGCGGCGGCGCCAGGCCGAGCGCGCGCTGTGCCGCGGGGAAGCGCGATGATCGCCGCGATCCTCGCCCGCCTGGGCATCCCGGCATGGGTCGCGGCAGCGGCGTTGTGCCTGCTGGGCGCGGCCGCCCTGGTCGGGTATCGCGACCATCTCATCGGGATCGGCGTCAGCCGCGAGAGCACGCGCCGCGACCTCGTCGAGGCCGAGCGCACACGCCAGGCGCAGGACGCGCTGCGGCTGGCGAACACGCGCGTCAAGGCCGCGCAGGACCGGCTCGACGCCGCCATCGCCGACATCGGCAAACTTCAAAAGGAACTTACTCATGTCCAGACCCAGGGGGCTGCGCTGCAGTCCGATCTTGCTGCTGGCCGTCGCCGGCTGCCAGTCCTTGTCCGCGCCCGTGCGGCCGATCCAGCCCGACCGCCTGACGCCGCCGGTGCTGCCGGCCTGGATACGGGAACCGCCGTTCCAGCCGAACTTGACCCGGCGGTTGCCGCAGGTCTTGCTCGGCTCACCGGCGAAGGCGACGCCGCCATCGTCCGCCTCAACGCCTGCATTGCCGCCTATGACGCCGTGATTCGCGCCTACAATGAAACGGAGTAG